AAACAAATTTTAAGCATACGTCGTAACTGGAACGATGGTGATCCTCGTTATATAAAACGTGAACACTTTGTTAGTTACAAATTTGTACCGGGTTTTGGTTTTTATGGATTAGGGCTAATACACTTTCTTGGTAATCTTACAATGTCAGCTACGGCGGCAATGAGAGCTTTGGTTGATGCTGGACAGTTTGCAAACTTACCGGGAGGATTTAAAGCTAGAGGGGTTCGTGTAGTAGGAGATAACTCACCAATAATGCCCGGAGAATTTCGGGATGTTGAATCAACAGGTATAGATCTAAACAAGTCGATAGTTCCTTTACCTTATAAAGAACCATCACAAGTTCTGTTTCAAATGCTTGGATTCTTAGCAACAGCTGGTCAGAAGTTTGCTGACACGACAGAACAGGTTGTGTCTGATGCAACGAACTATGGTCCGGTTGGCACGACATTAGCATTATTAGAAGCATCAGGTAAGTTCTTTTCAGCAATTCACAAACGACTTCACAAGTCTCAACGAGACGAGTTTAAAATATTAGCTCGTATTAATTTTGAGTTTTTACCTCCTGATTATCCATATGATGTGGTCGGAGGTCAAGCACAAATTAAAAAACAAGATTTTGATGGACGAATAGATATTCTTCCGGTATCCGATCCAAACATACCATCAAGTGCTCACAGGTTAGCTCAGTCACAATTAATTTTCCAAATGGCATCTCAGGCGACTCCGGGCACGTTTAATATGAAAGAAGTATATAAAGCTGTATTAACATCAGCTAATGTAGACAACCCTGATAAATTTATTATTGAAAAACCACCAGCTCAGCCACAAGATCCAATAGCTGATATTATGATGGCTACACAAGGTAAACCAATAAAAGCTTTTCCGGGTCAGGATCATGATGCTCACATACAGGTAAAGTCAGCTTACGTACAAGATCCTCTCAATGGAGCTAATCCAGTAATGAAACAAGTAACTCCAGTTTTATTAGCTAACATTAGAGAACACATGGTCCTAAGATTCCAAGAACAAATGGGTGGGCTTATGAAAGCTCAAGAAGGTCAGGTAGACCAAGGAGCTACAATGGGCATGATTATGTCTGAATCAGCCAAACAAATTCTTGAAGCTAACAAACTAAAAGCACAAGGTGGTCTGGATAGTATTGAACAACAAAATCTTAACTTACAAAAACAACAACTTGAATTAGAAAAAGTTCAAAAAGGAATAGATGCTCAGAAGACAGCAGCTGAATTAAACTTTAAAGACAGAGAACTTGATCTTAAATCTAAAGAAGTTGATATTGATGCTATGGTTGAAGCAGCTAAAATAGAAGATGCTAAGAAAAAGAATAACGATCAGTTAACATCTAAAGTTGTTATGGATTTACTTAAATTAGTAGGACAACAAAATACAAAACAACCTCCTGTTAATTTAGCACCGGGAGGACCTGCTGTTCCTACAGCTGATCCAGGAATGCAAGCAGCTCAAGCTATGATGTTAGCTGCTGATGCAGTAGGCGGAGGAGGCCCTATGGCTGACGTTGCACCGCCTATGGATAAGCCAAGAGATATGGCTTCTCCGACAATGCCAACCCCAACCCCTACTGAACCACCGGCTCCTGAGATTAGTGATGAACAGTTGTCAAAAGAAGTTTTTGGTGATATACCTAAAACTGTAGGAGAGGGAACAACAACAGAAGGAGTAGAGGTACCAGAAGTTATGACAAGCAATTTTATTATTGATGAAGCTCTCAACAGACTTCAAATACAAGACAAAGACAAAGCAAAAGCTAACTTAGATGTGTTTACAGAAATTGTAGCTGAGATGGAAAGTGATAAAAATCCACAAGCTAAAAATCCAAAAAGCACAGCCGCAGGATTATTTCAATATACAAAACCATCACTTGTAACAGCTAAACAACGATATAAAAATATAGCTGATAGAGTTGGCATAGAAGATATACCTGATTCTATAGAGAAAGCTAAAGATGCTCGTGAGCTATCTGAAGATGATCAAACAGTTTTATTTTTAGCTGATACATTCGAAAAGCCGGGTAGTGATAAATATATGAAAGCTATATTAGAAGCTGATGACTACGAAACTTTAACAGCAGCTACTCAACAACTTTACAATGAACTCCACCATACTGATGCAAAAAAACAAGAAAATGAAAGATTTGCAAAGGTAGCTATGAGAGTTGGTGGTAGAGTTAAAATGACCTAATGGACTATATTACAAACCACGGTGTGGAACTTCCTGATCCCGCCGTTTGTTTTGATGATGAAGGTTATAAGCCAAGTAGTAATGACATACCTCAAACATACAATGTGTTGTCACGGGCAATACAAGATTTAGATATAAATTTATTTTCTTTAGGTATTAATAATCTTTATAATAATGTTAAACCTACAGTTACCGTTCAAAACCAGCTTAAATCGGCTTTAGTTGGTTTTGCATTATTACAACAATCTAATAATATATCGTATGATGGACCCAAACAATTTAAAGAGCTAGGCTACTACGATACTATTATTGATACTGATTCTCTACTTGCTTGTCTTGAAAAAGACATTGTAGAGTTAAAATCATTAGAACCTATCAGGAATACACGAATGCAAGACAGGATGTTAACCATACCGTTAAATCACAAAGCTTTTGATATTCTAAACGATATTTATAATAAGTTAAAACTATTGCCCAAACCGTATTCTATTACAAATATTAATTTACACATTAGTGATAAAGATGATACTTTTAATGAATACTTTCAAACAGATCAAAAGCATAAACCTAAAAATGATTTATACACAGTGCACATAGATCCAAAGTATACCTATGTAAAAACAATAATATATCTTAATACTGTTCAACGAGGTAATGGACCATTTGCCTACATACCTGAAAGTCACAGATGGAAGTTTGATGATGTTGAAATGTTATTTTGTAAAAGTAATCAATTAGTAAATACATTATCAACTGTAGAGCAAAGAAAAATAAATGCCGGCCTTCCCTTATGGGCTAGAAAGAATTCGTACTTTTCACGACAGTTTAAAAACAATACCCCATTATCAGAACACTTATATAAAAATTTAAAACACTTTACATCTGATCAAAGTAATTTTATACTATTTGAACCAAACTTTGGTTGGCACAGAGGCACTCATGTGCAGACAGGAGAACGGATTGCTTTGCAAATAATATTAAAACCAAATGGAGATAGGTAATTATGAGATGTTGGCATTGTCATACAGAATTAATATGGGGTGGAGACCATGATGTTGAAGATGAAGATAGTGAATTTTTAATAGCATCAAATTTTAGTTGTCCCGGTTGTGGGTCTCACGTTGATATTTACTTTCCTAAAGAACCTAAAGGCACGGCTATAAAAAGCCATTTAAAATATTATGACAGTTAAATTATCACAAGAAGTATTACAACGACGAGTATTCAATCCCTACTATTACGACCTTCATGTTAAAGAATTTTTAGTAGGAAAGACAAAACAATATATAGATCCTAATGGAGTCGTCCTTGATGTCGGAGCTGGTGTGGGTCAATATACTCGGTGGTTTACTAAACATGCCGACCATGTTAAAGGGTACGAAGCTGTACCAGAAGTTTTTGAACAATTATGTAAAGTACAAGATGACTATCTTAATTTTACTCCTTTCAATCTAGCTGTTAGTGATAAACCCGGTAAAGAAAAATTTTATGTTGATGATAAACGATTATCTAACTCATCCTTTCAAAATTTGGTTGATGGTTATTCTATTGATGTTGACGTTATAACTTTAGATGAACATTGTAAATCAGCTCACAATATTTGTTTTATAAAAATAGATACCGAAGGCACAGAACTAGATGTATTGAATGGTGCACAAAACATTATTGACAAACACAAACCTCATATGATGATTGAAGTTTATGATAAGTTTAATAAATATCCAGTGGAGACTACTTTTAAATTTTGTTTTGATAGAGGGTATTCTTGTTTTTATAATCACAGAGGTCAAGGGTTAAAACCAATTAATGACATTGAGCATGGTGTAAAGGTAGCCATAACAATGCCAGAAATAACGGACGGAGATTTTTTGTTTTTAAATGGCAGTCGAACTTAAAAATAGTATGTTTATACACGTCCCTAAAACTGGGGGACGATGGGTAAAACAAATGTTGTTTAATTATGTAGAGGGAGCCAAAGCTGTTGGTGATGCTGTCTATGATTCACATAATACACCATTTACACATAAGCAAACTTTTGCTTTTCTTAGACA